ACGATTTGCACCGGAGGATTCCACGGCAGCGGCAGACTCACAACCGGCGGGTTGATCTGATTGGCAATCTGCGCGGTGACGTTCGCCTCAATCGCGGTCTTGTCCACGCCGTTCTGATAGCACCAGTCCAGCACCTGCGCTTCAGTCAACTGGTCGTAAGGAGTGAACGAACCACTCGGCGGCGCGAATGAGCAGCTACCGTAGCAGGTTCCGCTGTAGCTGTCCTGCGAGCCGTTGCATCGCCAGTCGGCGGTGATTACGACATCGGTGAGAGTGCCTTCAGTCGGTTTAACTAAGAGGCGTTCGATGAGCCAGAGGATGGTCATATTATTAGGCGAGAGTGATGTTAGCGGTACGAGTGGTGCCATCCGCTCCGCGAACAGAGATGCGGAGGTTGGTGTTGCTGGTCAAGTTGAAGACCATTTGGCTGTTGGTAGCGAGCGAAGGAACCGCCGAGTTCACATTTGAAATCGTGTTTCCAAGGTTGTCTATGATGACAGCGTTTCCGGTGTTTGTATTGAACCGAAGATTCAGACCCTCAAGCGTCAAAGTTTGAAGACCCGAGTTAGTGTTGTTGACCGATTGAAGTCGGCAAACATCGGTTGCATTTACATAAGGATAGATACGCAACCAGCCGCTTGCCGCACGGAAACGGGCGCATTCAACAGCATCTGCAACCAAGCTGTCAAACCTGACCGCAGGCGTAACTCCCACCCCAAGTCCGGTGGAGTTGAGGGTCATGGCGGTGGTGCCATTCATGCCGAAAGCCATCGAAGTACCGGCAATAATCGACAGCGGAGCGTATCCAGCGGCGTTATCTGTAAAACTTCCGATTGCAATGCCAGCAGATCCAAGCTGTGTAGCATCAGAAGAAACCAAAAGGTTTCGATTCGACCCATCTCGGACAATCAATTTTGCCGCTGGAGTAGCCGTCCCAATACCCACCCGATCATTCGTCGGATCAACCACCAGCGTTGTGGTATCGACCGTCAGTGCGCCGGTGATGGTGGCGGAGCCAGGACAAACGATGTTGTTGCCGCTCGGCCCGACCGCCGTGTACAGCTCCGTAAAGTTCAGATTGCAATAATCGAACGAAGTCCGCAGCGGCGTCCCCGTTCCGTCGTTCGGCGATGCGCCGATGTTGATAGTCTGTTTTGCCATAGTATCAGATGTTTCTTAAGCGGTGATTAAAATTGGGTTTGATCGGCGGTAATCGTCGTCACATCGGCTGTAATCGATGTCAGATCAGCCGTAAGCGGAAATCCAACCGATCCTCCGGTGGAATCCGATATGCGATTCAAAAGGGCCAGCTCAAGCATGTCCATCTCCCACGGAGAGCGGCAACCAGTTGCAGCAACTTCCGCAATGAGTTGAGCAGCCTCCGTGCAGGTTATGGATGATGCGTCGGCCATGTTATTGGTGAGCTATGATGAACCACGCTGTTCCGTTGCTTATGAATTCAACCCTCTGCCATTGAGCGGTCAAAACATGAGTCGCTGCTCCATCAATCGTTTCACTACCAAACGGATCGACAGTCACATTGTTCGCGCCAGCATTCACCCGCTTCACGAAAAAGATACGACCAACCGCCGTAGCAGCCGGTGGAAGCGAAACCGTAATCGCTCCCGATGTCGAATTTGCGATAATCGCGAAATCACTCGACACAATCGCCGTGGACGCCGTCACCGAACGAACAGTTCCAAACGACGCAGCATTAGCCGCCGCCGTACCAGCCCCGTCCGCGATGCGATTGAGAAGCGCAATCTTCGCCATCTCACGCTCCCACGGCGAGCGGCATCCAAGAGGACTAACCTCGCTTAGCAACGTCGCTGTTTCAGTGCATGTAATGTCGGACATACGCTTTTATCTTTTGAATTAGGCCATCGGCCCACGACCGCGCTGCATCACTTCAGCAATAAAACCGCCGCCGCCGGGAGCCGCACCCTCCTCCTCCTCGTATTCCTCCTCCTCCCCACGCTCGGCCAGCTTCTTGCCCTTCGACTTCTTCTCGTAGCCGGGGATGGCCATGCCATCAATCTCGATGAACTCAGCCTTTCCGTTCTTGCCGAGAACGATAGTCGCCATCGTCTGGAACGCCTCGCCTTCCTTCAGATTCTCAGGAATTTCAACGCCTTCGGGGAGAGTAAAACTCGGCATGACGGAAGCATCAGATTGCCGCGCATACTGTCAAGGCTAATGCGACGCGAAAAACCCCCTACCAGCCTTTCGGGCCGATAAGGGGTTGCCTCGCAACGAGGCTGCTACAGACATTCAACCTATGAGTTAACCGCCGCGACGATAGCCAAAAACAAAAAACCCGCAAGCCTTTCGACCTGCGGATTTCTTGAATGATCGTTTGTCAGCGTTAGCTGCAAATGATCTGGGTCAGCGCGCCGGTGCAACGACGGAAGATAATCGTCATGCCCTGGTTCGTGAAGATCGGCTCCGGCGCATGAATGAACTCAGCATAGTGCTGGCCCTTCTTCTCCAGAGGATCGGCGCAATCCAAATCGAGCTTGTAGGCACCAGTCACCCACTGCCACTCGCCCATGTAGTTGGTCGGCATCCAGCTCAAATCACCGACACGGTTCACAGGGCGAACGATGTGCGACTTGAACACATACGGGGTGACGACGAACGCGGCTTCGTACGGGGCGGTAACCCAGCTCGGGTTGACACCAAACACCGTGCCTTTGCCGGTGCCGGAAGCACTGGTGAACGGCTGAACAAGCGTGTACTTGCCGCCAGCGTAGGTGTAGCGGGGCGGGAACAGATTCGGCACATGCCGGAAGTTCTTGATGACCCGATTAGCGCCAATGCGCTTGAGCAACTCCGCGCCAGTGCCACTGCCCATATCGGCGAAGCGCAGATCCTCACGCAGAGCGGCATTGTTCTGAGCGATGCGCTGGCTGGCTTCCAGACCGATATACAGCGGGAACACCGGACCGTCGCTGCTGTAGCTGATGAAGCCAGAGCTATCGGGGTTGGTAGCACCGTTGCGGATCAGCGTGGCGGCAGCGACATCGAGCATCTCCTGCGTAAGCTCGGAGGTAGCCTGATTCAAAGCCTGACCAGCGGAACCGGTCTGAATCCAGGGCAGCTCATTCACACCAGCAACAATCGTCTCAACCTGAGTGAAAGACGAGTCGGCCACAGCCTTGATGGCATACTTGGCGAACATGTTCTGATAGCGAGTTTCCCAAGAACGCTGCGCGCGGATGGAGAGCTTCTCCAAATACACGCGGAGGAACGCCTCGACGCGATGGTCGAAGGTCAGATCGTCCTTACACAGGAGCGGACCTTTGAGGGCGAAACGCTCAGGACTCCAAGTGACGGTGTTGAAACCGACCGGAACGTCATTGTAGGTGACATCGCAAGCACCACCGTTATCGCCGGGGTTACCGCTGGCGAGGGTGATGGCCGACCATTCCTCGGCCGCAGTCGGCTCGATGGAGGTGGTGGAGAACGAGGTCTGGGTCAGACCCGTACCCTGAGGATACTCGCCGCGCTCAATCATGTTGAGCCACATCGAGCGATACGAGGCGCGTTTATAGACGTCCTGCGCGAGCGACTCAGTAGCCACCGCGAAGGCGTTGAAGACATTAGGACAAGCCATGTTATGAAATGAGTTAAACCGACATTTACCGCGTTATGGTAGTCCATCAATCCACCACACGGTGGATGATTATCCTACCTTCCATTTGCGGAGCGTCATTGCCGCTTAGACAGTTTTGCGATGGATGACCAATCCGCCGCCTTGCTTAAGGTCGATGCGCGGACTGACGCATAAGAATGTCTACTAAGTCAATCAGAATTAGTAGTTGGCCGGAAGCTCGTCCGTCAGCTCCGACTGCTCCGCCATGTACGAGCTGTAGCCCTTGAGTAGGCCAAGTTTGTGAGGCTGGATGATATGCTCTCTGGCGATGAATCCTCTGAATGTGTACGGGCCGGGAAAGGTGCCGGTCATCAGAACATAGAAATCAACAGCCTCAGTTTTCACGCCCTTGCGCGCATCGACCAATAGCTTCCCGTTGTCGTACTTGGTCGTTTTGACATCGATGCGGAATCCCGGCGGGATAGGCGGGATGACCGCGTCGTAAAGCGGATGCGGAGGCTCACGGTCGGTATCCAGATCGGGATACACATTGAAGAGCTTGCAGAACGCTATCTCGCCGCAGATACCTTCCAAATCCACAGTCGCA